CCTGGGGCACCACCCCCGACGGGGTGAGGAACACGTCCCCACCCGGCACCGCCGCCAGGCCAACCATCTGCCGGAAGTCGTTGCGGGTTATCCCCCCGCGGGCCAGCGCCTCGGTGCCCCGCTGCCACAGCGCACCCGCGGCCTCTTTCAGCGCGAGCACACCCGAGTTGTCCCAGGCGGCCATCACCCGGCGGCGGCCCACACCGGCGAACCGGGGCAGCAGCCTCGAGCGGACGGGTTCGATGAACCGGCGCTGTTCGGAGAACATGGCCTCCTCCCAGAATGAGAGGCGAGCCTCGCGGTAGTCCTTGTACGCGTTGTGCGTCAACCCGAGTTTCGTACCGATTAGGATCGGTTCGACTCCGAAGGCCATGCACACCCGGGCCTCAGACACCTCACGCAGGTCCGGAAACTCCAGATCGGTCAGGTTGTACACCATCTGGTGGATTTTCATGCCCTTTTGCAAGAACGCGGGGGCGCCCCGGTTCGACCCGGAGAACGCCTCACGCCACTTCGCCCGCAGCCGCTTGTGCAACGTGTCGGTGATCTCCGACTCGGTTTCGATGACCACCGCCGGCATCGCATGGTTCCGCAGCAGCGTGTCAACGAAGTCGGTTGCCGCGTTGTCGAGGGTGGTCGCCCGGGCCGCCGGCCGCAGCGGTGGCTGGCCGAAGTAGCGGGCGGCCGGGTTGTGCGGGTTCGGATTCGGATACCGAATGCGGATCATCGATGTCTCCGCGCCTTTTGCCCGCGGGGAACCCGCGTCAGGGACCGGGACCATGATCTCCGGCCGTTCCGGATCCGGCCGGTACACCCACACGTAGTCGCCCGGGTCCCGCGGGTTCGGCAGCACTCCAACCAGGTCCGGGCGCACCGGCCACAACTGAGATGGCAGCCCGTCCCGGCCGTTGACGACCAACCAGAAACACGTCCCGGCCAGATCCTTGTACGTGACGGACAGCTCCAGGAACTCGAACTCGTCGGTCACCGGGTTCGGGGCTTCGAACAGCCGGCGCAGCCGGTGGTCGTCGATCGCCGGGCCGTTGCCGGCCGGGGTGGGCGACGCGCCCCACGGGTAGACCCGGATCACCGACTGGGGAAGCGACTCGGCCCGGTATCGGATACACGCGTACACGAGCTCGTTGCGGCCGTAGCCGACGTTCGCGTAGTTCGCGAACGACCCGTCCTGCTCGATCATCCCGGACAGGTTCGGCCCACCAGCACCGGTGCCCGACGGTAGGGACATGAACCCTTGCCGGCCGTCGACGACCGCCACCTGCTTGCTAACAGGTTCCGGTTTCGGGCCGGTCAGCCAGCCCACGGCGGCCTCACGCGTTCCACCCGGCGAACAGCGCCCCGGCGCCGAAGATCAACCCGGCGGACACCAGGGCGAACCCGACACCGAAGGTAATGCCCACGCCGACCGGGATGAGCACGACCGCGGCGGGGGCGGAGACCAGCGCGGCCGCCCGACGGCTGTGCGTGGCCATCCACCGCCGGCCGGAGCCGATCATGCCACGCGCCCGGGCGCCGGCCTGCCGGACCCATGTGACGACCAGGGCGGGGGTTGGGACGGCCCACAAGGCTGCGGCGGCGGTCAGCAGTGCCCAGCCGGGGCCGGCCAGCAGGCCGACCCCGGCCACCATGCACCCACCGACCAGCACCACCCGGAATCCGGAGACACGCTCCACGGCCTCAAGATACACCAAAACCTTCGAATCGTAGGCGACTGGCAGCCCACGCCTGCGATTCGTCGGGGATTGCCGGCGTTTGCCTTCTGAATGTGGCACGATGAGGCCGTGAACGACAAAACCTCCACCCGAACCCCGTTCACCGTCGACCGGATCATCCCCGGCGACGACGGCAACCTCTACAAGCTGGAGATCACCGGCCAGGCCGAGCTGACCCGCGGGCCGCTCGGCCGGATCGTCGACTTGTGCGACCAGATCATCGCCGAGGGACTCGCGGTGCCGCCGCAGATCCTCCAGGTGCTCGACGAGCTGCAGAGGCCCCGGGTGGGCCAGGAGAACGTGAGGTAGAACCGTGGCCGTTGGACTGCACGCCGTGAACCTGGCGAACAGATGGCTGGACATGCTGGCCGGGACGGCGTTCACCGCCCCCACTTCGGCCAACGTGAAGCTGCACACCGGCGATCCCGGCGCGGCTGGTACGTCGGCCGCCTCGGTCGAAACCGACCGAAAGGTGCTCGCGTGGGCTGCGGCTGGCGCCGGGGCGAAGGCCATCACAACAACCTTGCCGTCGTGGACAACGTGGGACGTGGGTCCCGAGACGATCAGCCACATTTCGGTATGGGATGACATCACCGCCGGGAACTTCCTGTACTCGTTCGCGCTGACCACGGCAAAGGCGGTCACCAATGGGGACACGCTCAACCTGACCGCGCACTCGATCAGCCTCACGCCGCTCGCGGCGGCATAGACAGGGAGATGTAACAATGGCTGCCGGTTTCGCTTCACTGTTGACCAAGGACCAGATCAACCAAACCATCGGCCGGTTGGCGGTGTCGCTGCGTGAGACGTTCGCCGACGTCGCCCAGTTCAGCGCCTGGCACGCCGGGGTGGGCGCTACCGGGCTGGAGACCACGTACGGCTTCACCGCCGGCGACGCGGCCATCGTCGGAAGCGCCATCACCGACTTCAAGCAGTTGGAGCAGATCTACCTGGGCGTGCAGGCGTTGGCGTCGGCTAAGGACTTCCGAGCTTTCTCCGATGACGTCGAGGGCCTGCGGTAGGGCCTGACCCGTGTCGATCGTCGTCCGCCGGCTCGGCAATGCCGACGACATCACGTTCTCCACCGGGCTCGGCGGGGTCGACGCGACGACCTACGGCACGATCGCGGTCCTGTTCCGCCCGTCGGCCGATCCGGTGTTCCGCTGGTTGGTGAAGCTGTACGACTCGGCCGGCGGGGACCTCGGTGGCGTCGGAATCCTCGGCAACGGCACCACCTTCTGGAAGGGCTCGGGTCCGTACGCCACGGAGGGGCCGATTGTCACTTTCGACGACTGGCACCTGCTAGTCGCGCGGAAGGACACGGGCGATGTGCGTCCCCGGTTCAGCCTCAAAAATGTTACGACTGGTATATGGGAACATGACGATGCCGTCGACACCCAACTGGACTGGGTGGCGCCCACGGGTGGCAGCGTCCGGACGAAGGACGCGACGTCCGGTGAGGGTCCCGGCGCCGACTATGCCGCCGCGGCGATCTGGGCAAATGAGCTTCCCTGGGCAGCCGATACGTTCGGCGACGCGATCATCGAAACGGCCGGCCTCGACGAGCATCTGGACAATTGGCGGGGCGCCGGCCCGGCGTCCGGGTGGGAGTTTTCCCAGACCGACGCCGACTTCATGGTCGAAGACTTCACGCTCAACCGGGCTGATGAGACCAGTGTCGGTGTGGGTACCCCAACCACCGACATCGACCTTGACTTCGTTTACGCAGACGCCGGCATTCTCGCCCTGTCGCGGAATTTCCTGCGTGACACCCAGAACGAGCCGGGTGCTACCGGGATCATCCATGACCTGTCCGAAACGCAGGGCACCCCGACCACAATCGGGTCGGGCAGCGTCAGCTCCGGCAGCTTCGTCAAGGTGCTGGAGTTCTGGCGGGTCGTCGACGCGACGGTGGACGCCAGCGTGGCAATCGACACGTCCATATCCATGGCGGCAGTGTCCGCGGCCACATTGCGGTACCAGTGGATAGTCCACCGGTACAACAGCTCCGACGTCCTGCAGGAAAGCTCCACCGCATCATCCGAGCACAACACCACCGGTGTGAAAACGCAGACCATGGTGCTCAGCGGCCCGTTCGTCGCCGGCGACAAGCTATCGGTGTCGCTCTGGCTGAAGAAGGCGGGCGGCGGCGGCTCCCGCGACTTCACGCTGAACATCAACAATGCCGACTCGTGGGTGGAGTTCTCGGTCGCCGAGGCCGCCCCCAACGTCGACGTAGACGGCGACCTGGCCAGCACGGCTACCATCGCTGGCAGCATCGACGTGGCCGTGCCAGGCAGCCAAGTCGACGTCGACGGCACCCGTCCGGTCACCACCACCCTGACCGGCACGGCAGCAGTCGACCGGACCGTAGCCGGCGACCGGCCCATCACAGCTACCCTGTCCGGCACCGCGACCGTCACCCGCACAGTTGACGGCAGCACGGCCATCACCGCCACCATCACCGGCAGCATCGACGTAGGCGTCCCCGGCGCCCCAGTCGACGTCGACGGGACCCTGGCCATCACCGCCGGCCAGGCCGGGACTGCGGCCGCAGACCGCCCCGCCGACGGTGACCTAGTTACCACCGTCACCACCACTGGGGCCGCATCCGTCGCTCACCCGGTCAACGGTGACCGGGCCACCAGCACAACCCTGGCCGGGACAGCCACCGTGGCCCGGGCCGTCGACGGCAACCGGCCGACCAACGTCACCCTGGCCGGCACCGCGGACATCATCCAACTCGGCCAGGTCGACGTCGACGGCACCCGTCCGGTCACCACCACCCTGACCGGCACGGCCACCACCATGCGGGCTGTGGACGGTGCCCTACCCGTCACCGCCACCACGGTCGGCGTCGCCCAACTCATATCCCTAGCCCAGGGAACCCGGCCGACCACCGCCACCATCACCGGCACCGCCCAGGTCGCGGCACCCTACGAGCCGATCCGCACCAGCCTCGGCGGGCGGACCACCGCCACCACCATCGAATAGGCCC